GCCTCGGTCTGAAAACCGGCCAGCTGTGCCTGATACCGTGAGACGATGATCTGGTACAGGCTGATAGCGCTTGTGACGGTAATCTGCGCTGCCTGCAGTGCGCGGTTGGCGACACCGTCTGCACGCTGAATGAGGATACCCTCAAGCTGGGTGGACTTCTCAATGGCGAATTTGCGATTGGCCTGCTCCAGCTCAGCAACCTGTATGGTGATATCGCGGTTGATGGCGCTGACCTTGTCGGAGGTCTCGCGTGCCGCATTGAGCAGCATACTCTGCATGGCTCCCGGAGGAGCAGGGAAGCCGGAATTGCTGAAGTTGCGGATAACCTCCTCGCGTGTGCGAAGTGATGCTGCATCCTCTCGAGAGCGTGAGCGGTCGAACAGCTTCTGCTCCACGTCGGCGCTCAACCCGGTAGAGGCACCATCCACCCACTCCTGCAGCAGCGTCTGCAGGCTCGATAGAAGCGAGGAGATATACTCGGGTTCATTGAAGGCGAAGTCAGGCACCAGCGGGCTGTCAGGAACCGCTGGCTGTGTTGCTGAGAACACCGGCAGGTCAATGACCGGGGTGGCCGGTATATCGATAGCCAACAGACTTGGCTCGGACGGCAACGTAATGGTTGGGGCCTCCGGCAGGTTAACGTCGTTAAGGGCAGGCGATGCCGGTACCGCGGCGCTGATCGAGCCCGGCTTGGCCGGATAGGTCACGGTCGGACGCTCGGCGGTAAACTCGGGAGGGTCAGGCAGTACCGGCGCGGTTACTGTATCGAACGTTGGCTCAGCCGGTTGGTTGATGTTGGCGTAGTCCAGCCCGGCGGGTTGGGTCGGGTCATCCGGCAGGGTGATGGCTGTGATCACCTTATCGATGGCACCAATCTCTGTGGAGATTTCCGGGATGTCCTGCACCTGCCCAAGGATGTCGGTAAGGTTCTGCAGAAAGCCGTTTGCCTGCTCGAGCGCTGAACTTGCGTATGCGGTCGCGGCGTCCACGCCATCAGAGATGACCTGCAACTCAGTAAACTCCGGCATCGACAGGTTGATGTACGGTAGCGTTACGCCTGTGTTTGAAATAGCCATGGTCGTATCCTCTTATCAGCTCGCCACCCAATCCGTGGCCAGCTTGTCGGTCACCAGATCGCCCGTGTATCTGTCGTAGTAGTGCCAGAATGATCGATTAGCCAGCGATGTCTTGATTGCTGGCAACTCATTGTCCTTGTAATTCACTATGGATGGGGAGAAGTTAATATTCACCACAGCCCTTGCGCTCGCCGGGTCGTAAACATACAGCCACTGGCTGCCAGCGCTGCCATCCCATTCATCGTATGACGGCATGTCTCCGTCGCCACCGTGGTACCCGAGCTCCTTGTACGAGAACCCTATGGCCAAGTCGCACTCGGTAACAGCACCGCTCCTGATGTTGGTTACCTGAGACTCAAGAATTGCTACCTGAAACGAGCTGACCATTGGAGCGCCTGAAGCGCTGACATATTCCACCCACTGATAACCCCCACCGGAAACACAAGCATCACGATAGGCTGACCACAGCGGGTAACTCATATGGTAATAGGTGGCTATTACACCGCGCCTTTTGTACAGCTGGTTAGGCATGATGATGTCACCCTCATAAAGATACAGCTGCGGCGCACCGGTTACCATTTCAGCAACGGTGCTATAGGTGTCACCGTCACATAGATTGTAGATTTCACGGGCATACAGCGCATTGAATGTGAGGTAAGGCCCGGCATTGATATAGTTGTACAGAGGGTTAACGCTCTTGAAATACATGGTCAAACTGCCGGACAAGTTGAGGCGCATGTAGTCTGATTCATACCCGTCTACAGTGACGAAGTTGCTCACATTAAAATCATAGCGAGGGTTGTATCCATACCACCACGGTAGAGTTTGACCGAAGTATTCGTACGTGAACTGCGGGGTGACGTTCTGCATGTTGTAGAACGGAATATCCACCAACTCGGAGAAGAAGAAACCATCGGCCCGCGGCAGGTAACACGGGTGCCGATATGAGGCGGTAATGATTGGTTCAGGGACGGATACAGCGGGCAGAATAATCTCCTGCTGCTTTTTCTCCGGCGCGTTGATGACAGCCTCGACTAAGTTGTGACGCACGCGCACCGTAACCTCGACACCGTCAATTACCTTGTAATCGCCCAGTACCTTCAGGTCACCGATTTTCATTTGCCGCTGCAGGTTGAAGGCCATCTCCCTCGCGAAGGGGATGTACTCATGCGCCCGGACTTGGTCTCCGAACGTCTGCAGTCGCATTTCCCCTGTGTAACGCATCACCGTCTCCTACGGGTTGGGTCCGTCCTGAAGTCGAGGTAGTTGATGTCGAAGCCAACACCATCCACGTTGCTGAGAATCGCCTCAAACCCGGTGGCGCTGAGGCCCCGACCGAGCTTCGCCTTCTGGCTCCTGAGTTTGTCCGAGTAGGTGGCGAGCACGTACTCGTATATCTCGTCGCTCTCATCCGGGACAACCTGCAGCATCAATGTGCCATCAGTGCGGCAGCTCACCACCGCCTCACGGACTCTCTCGACCAACCCACCGGACACCGGGAACTTGATGGTCGCATCGATGTTGGTGCCATCGTCGGTATCACCCGTGATCGCGTACACGCCGTTTGCGTTCGCCACCAGTGAGGTGCCGTTGAACACGGTGCCGGAATTAAAGCCCATTCCGTACTTGGTCAGGGCCTTGGTTGCCAGCGCCATGGCATAGGATGCTGCAGGGTCAGCGCTTTCGACTGAGCCGCTCATGAATCCATTGATATTGAACAGCGGCAGGATGAGCTCAGCCTGTCCGGTAATGTCACTGTATCCTGCACCGTCGACACTGAGAACGGGTAGGGTAATGCTGCCGGTCATGATTGAGCCAGCCTCAGCGTACGCTTCAAGCGTGAACGCGCCAAGACTGATGCTACCGGCCATCTCATTGGATGATGAACAGGTACCGCTTACCTCAAAGGCTGGCAGGACCATACTACCGGATGCCGCTCCGATATTTTCCCCGGACGCGGTACCGTCTGCAGTTAATGCTGGTAACGTGACCTCGCCAACGAGAAGCTGGCCTGCGTGCGCGGTACCCTCGACAGTGAATACCGGCAGCGTGATGCTACCGGCTGTCGCGGTATACGCAGAGAGCGTAAAGAGCGGGAGAGTGATGTCACCCTGTGCGATATTGCCAGAGAGCATGACGCCGCTGGCAGTGAATGCGCCGAGCTTGGAGAACTGGCTGCTGCCTACCAGCACACTACCGTTGAGGATCGTGCCGTCTGCAGTGAAGGCTGGGAGGGTGATGTTATTCCCGCCACCCATGTAACCGGACAGGGTGAACGCATTGAGCTGCATGAAGTCCTGAGCGCCGACCAAGTCGTTCTCATAAACTGTTGCATCAGGCGTAAGCGTAACGACCGCATCGAGTTACTGGCGAGCGTGGCTGCCGCTGTTAGCGTGGCCATGGGTTACCCCCTTCCGATTATGCCGATGCTGGCAGAGTAATCGGGAAGTCGGAGACCGTCTGAGTCGACCCGGAGGTTACCGTGGTACTGCCCATGTTGATCTGCGCACCGGAGGTACTAATAGCACCATCGAGTCGCAGCTTGGAGGCAGTGGTGTCAGCTGAGCCGTCATCGGTCTCGGAGGCATAGAAGCGGAACCAGCCAGCGGTACCACTCGCCACAGCCACACCGGACCATGTGTCACCGGAGACCTTGTTCAAAACGCCTGAGGTGACATTGCCCAGCTTCAATCCATTGACCTGAGTCACGCCACCGGAGAAGTTGGTGTCGGTCTTGGTGATAGTCGTAGTAGTGGTAACCACCGCGAAGGTGTTCGGACCCGCACCGGTACCGGGGGCTGCCTTGATAGTCACCACAGCACCAGAGACGGACGCGGTGTAATCAGGCGTGCTCATGCTGGAGTTGATCTTGTCGGCAAGGTCAGAGGCGGTCTGGGACAGCGAGGTATTGAACGGCACCGCGCTATCGATGATGCTGACACCATCTACCGTCAGGGCGTCGATACTACCGCTGGCACCGCCAGTCAGCTCGACAGAGCCAGTGGCGCGTACCTCGTTGGTCAGCGTACCACTACCGATAGTGATACTGGCCAAGAGGGTGCCGGTGGCTGCAGCGTCCGCTGAGGAGGGCTGGGAGCCGCTATAGATTTTAAGGACGCCCCCGTAGAGGGCGCGTTTCAATGAGCCATCGCGTTGGATGAAGTTCTGCATGGCTGTGGAGATTCGCAGTGCCATTGTCGTGCTCCTTACTCAATCGAGGTTATGAGTTGCTTGGTCGCTCCCATCTGGGTAATGATGCTTGCGCCCTTTGTGGTCACCGCTCCAAACATGTAGCGGCTGTTAGTCACATTGATGAACAGGCCGGAATTACCGGCAACGCATATACCCTCAGAAGAGGCCCATATCGCGAGGTCCTGCTCCTCAATACCCTCCAGCCACGGGAAGTCGTTCGTGTGAGCCCGAACAAGGCTTCCCTCAATCGCCCCATAATTCGCCACCTTCCGGTTCAGCATGAAATCGCCCGGGTTACTCCCGGAGACAAAGTATGTCTGCTCAGTGGTCGCGATAAACACCCCATCCTTAACCGGCGCAACGATGGTAATCCGCTCCTCAAGCGGGATGTACGCCAATGGATCAAACAGGTGGTATGCGTACGGGTAGCTGTAGTGCAGCCACTGGCCATTCGCTACCAGCATGTGTCCGCGATAGTGGGACACGATTTGTCCGGCTGGGGCTGGTCCCGCATTGACCCCAACCAATGGATTAATGAGTCCGGTCAATTCGGTGACGGTAAGCGTGTTGCCAGAGGTGGCAAAGCCTACCCGGTAGTACATGTCACCATCGGTCGGCGTCATGTAGAACGCCACATAGGCGTAATCGGTATCCGGCGCAGTAAACGTAATGCCAGCGTTGGCACCAAGCTCGATGACGCCAAAGTTCACAGCCCCTGATTCCAGTCCATCACTGTCAATAAAAGTGGCGGTGTAGCCATAACGACCAGCGGGTAAGGTACCGACCGTCGAGGCTACACTCACCAAACCGGGTGGGGTCATGCCCCACTGACTATCCAAGCCGTTGGCGTACTTCCTCGCGACGACTGAGTCGCTGTAGTACAAGCTGTCCATAACTTGGTAATACGACAGCGGCTGTCCCGACAGTCCAGTATTCACTGACTCCGTCCCACCATCCGGGAGTAGACGCAGTAAGGTTTGGCCCTGACCGAACAGGCACAGGTTCCCGTTCGACCACAGGGAGTGGCTTGAACCGGCCACGACTTGGGTCAATCCATCCCGGCGCGAAACGCGACCTGAGTCGTCGAGATAGACATTGGTAGCCTCCTCCATGTCGCCTGCTCTGAAACGCTCGTGTGATACGTCGTTTCTCAGGCCAGTAAATTTTGCGATGGCAGCCATTAGTACGCTCCATCCTCAGTGCTGTATTGATGCTGGTACTCATAAGCCTCATCCAGTGCGCTGCGTTTTGGTCCGAACTCCTGTGTGAACAGTGCTTCATTCAGCTGTGCCAGCTCGTCGTTCTTCGTTTCAGAGTCTGGCTTGAGGTAGGCCTGTACCATGGCCCAGCGAAGCATGTTGACGTGATAGCGGGTCGGGATCTCTGGGGTTTCTTCAAGGTCATTCATCTCGGCTAACGGCTCCCGGACAACTGTCAGTGTCACGGTGTCCGATGCGGTAGGGATGCGGTAGAAGAGGATGTACCCAGTATTGAGGTCGGTGTTGTACGCCTCGATCTCTCCGGTCTCGGTTTCCCAACCCGGTCGATTCTCATCGAGGTCGAGATAAGAGGCCCAGCCGAGAGGTATCGTTCGACTCGCCAATTTAGCCCGGCGAATTGATATCACTCGTGAGTCGAGAGCGTACTTCGCAGTGGATGCGGAGATGGAAATACTGCAGATTGCTGACGTCGTAGAGTCGACGATGAGGCGTGCGCGACGGCAGGCCTCACGTTCGGCTTCGTTGATGTAGGCGATTAACTCGATATCGCTCCAGAGATACGGCTTGGCTGTGTCATCGAGTTGCTGCCTTAGCAGCTCTATCAGCTTTCCAAGTTTCATACGCGGTCCTGATGCCTTCGTACACCTCGTTCGGGTCGCTCGAGGCGGCACAAACAGGTGAACCAGTATTTGCATGGATAGGACACGCGCCTTTGCCGTAATGAAGCTTATGACATGGGTAGCATGGAGCCATCATTCGGTTGGGTACCACTGATACCGTGTTGACCCAGTCACGGGTCAGGTTGTCGACGGATGAGTGCGACAGGTAAATCACCTTGCGCATCGGCTCCATCGCCACGGCATTAAGCAATCCAGTCTCAGGTCCAACCACACAGTCCATGTTTAGAGCAGAGGCTAATGCCTCTCTGACACTTATTTTACCACTTAAACAGCGTACTCGCTCATTGTCCTCCCAGCCAGCTTCAAGATGACGGTCATCCTTTGACCCGACCAAGGCGAAGCGTGCCTCGGGCATCGTCTCCAGCACCATGTGAATCATCTCGTCCTGATACGGGTAAATCTTGTGGACCGAGGAACCGGCGAGCGCCATCATGATGTTGAAGCCACCCATCCCCATGGCGAGGTCGTCAGCGAACTGCTTCTCTGCCTCATCCGGGTAGAAATGGACATCTGGCTCAATAAATGGCACCTCGGCCAGCTCGTGAATCCATTCGTAGTAGTTCAGGTTGAGGTAGCGGTCGCGCACAGACCGTGGCCACAGATTGTTGGTACGGTTCGGGATCGTGAGCAATGTTCCCTCGATGCTCTCGCACAGGTTCACGATCTTGTCGTACCGCTTGGCCAGATGTTCCCAAAATGGGTACAGGTCCTTATCGGGGATCTGGCCCTTGTCGACGACATACCACTCATCGATATGCGGGTTGCCCTTGAGTGCGGTATAGCCGACCGGAGCCGTCATGAAAACGACGTGATAACCCTGCTCCTTGAGGCCACGGAGTATCGTGGTTGCCTGCAGCGCATCACCCAGACCGCCGTAACGAATGACCAGCACGGTCTTGCCGGGGTTGTAGGTCTTGTACTCGTGGACGTGACCGAACCCAGACTCGCGCTTGCGATAGACCTGATACAGGGAATACTCATTGCCTTGCTGGCCCGGCCCGTTGTCGGTGTCGCGAACCTCATTGACCAATAGCTGCCAGTCGCCGACCTGCTCCATAAGCCGGATAACGTCATCGTTATCGAAGTCGCTCTTGTGGTCAGGATTGGCACCGGGCATACCGCAGCGCGGGTACAAGTCCTTGTGCGGGAGATAGAGAACTAAATAGCCACCGGGCTTAATAACACGCCACCACTCTCTCAGTGTTGCGAGAGGGTCGCGCATGTGCTCAAGTAAGTGACTGGAGAACACGCAGTTCATGTAGTTGGCGTTGAACATGGTGAGGTTAGCGGCATCCGGGACAGCGATGTCTACGCCATTCATTCCCCAGTGATGACCGTTGTCCACGCCAAGGAGATGGGGCCACAGCTTGAACGGGCCGCAGCCTATGTCCAGACCGGGTCCGCGTGTCCACCTCGGGGTATCGTATTTAATCTTGGCAGCCTCGTTGCCTTGTGGGTCGCCCAACCTCCAAACCATGACGCTTCTCCTACATAGTTACCACTGCCTTGCCAGCACTGGATATTTCAATACGCTCCTCACCGAAGAGCTCAAGGACTGCTCGTGTCGCGCCTTCGAGACAGGCGTAGTCATCGAACAGAAAAATACCACCGGAGACCATCAGAGGAACCAGTGACAGCACGGAGTCAATGATAGCCTGATACTGGTCGCAGTCGATGTGCGCGAACGCAACAGGCGGCATCTGAAGCATGCTTGCCGGGAAGATACCCTTGGTGATGATCGCCTCCGGGATGGCGGCTTTCACTTCCTCATAAGAGGTGTCATTGAAGTCACCTATCTTATGCCGGTCACCCATATTCGTGTTGGTGTACGGTATACCCTCGAAGGTATCGTACAAGTAGAGACTGCGGCTCTGGGCGGTGGCGAGTTGGTTAAGGTGGTACGCGGTCCCGCCTTTGTAGACACCGACCTCGACGAAGCACCCCGCGGGTGAGTATCGAGCGAGTTCGAGCATGCTATCAATGGCGTGTTTCGGTACCACAGAATAGGGAACGCCATCCTCACGAGGGGTGGGATGGCGTGCCATTTTCATTACAGCCTGCCCGGCAACATCACCCATCGAGGGCAGCACCGATCTGACTGTCGCCCTCCTTAAGGCGCTCAACCATGGCGATAGCGTCCTGCTTGTTATAGTCGCCACCGAGGAAGTTACCCTCTTCGTCCCATACTTGGAACCGGGCTCCGCCTCGATGTTTGTAGCCGGGCAGTACGAGATCCTTTGGCGGCTTCGGTGCAGCATCAGGTGCCGCTGATGGGCTGTTGCCATCGTATACACCGTTATCACTGTCGCCTTTTGGCTCAGGCTTCGGTCTTGTTTCCTTCACGCCGATGCGTTGCCCCTTGAGATTAACCTCTTCACCACCGCCATTGAAGAATCGATTGTCCTGTTCGAATTTCACGCCGGGGATGCCAGCCACAATTCCGTAGTCCCGCTTTCTGTCCAGCTTGTTAGCCATGTCTGCTGCCTCACTTGCGCTTGTTTTTACTCAAGCCACCCTCAATCATGCCGTCACTCATCGTGTCACTCGTGATAGAGCCTTCGCGATTAGTGGCGTCCGGGTCGAGGTTGGCACCGTAGCTGTCCGTTACACCGGTCTTCGAGCCGACGTCCGGGATTTTCTTCGGGTCGCCTTCGATTTTACCAGTAGGACGGTAGTTGTACTCACTCATGACGATCACCTTTCAAAGCCTTTAGGTCGACCGGCGAAGCCCTCCATGGAGTCTTCTTTCAGGTCACTAATGAATGTCTCCTCGCCCTCGTCGCAATAGCCTTCGGGGAGCATGACATCCTGCTTAGTATAACCCTTCTTCAGGTCTCCTGTTGATGCCTCGCCAAGGGAACCACCGCTCCCGCCGACGATGCCAGCGTTTGATTCTTTCATATCGCACCTCCGGTAAAGAGTGCCGGGACTAAGCCCGGCGTCTCATTATGCTGCGGAGTCCCACTTCAGGATACGGGCCTGTGGTGCAGCGGTGTGGATCAGACCGAAACCACCGATGTAGTACCAAGCGATACCCTTGCTACGACCGAAGTCGGAAGGGATCTTACCGCGCATCTCTTCAGGGACAGCGATACCCTCAGCGACGGTGTCATCACCGAAGAAGAACGCCCAGTCAGAGGCAGAGTTGGTCCAGCTCGCGGATGCGATGTTGGTCTGCTCAATGAAGCGGACGGACTCGTAACGGCCAATCTCACCGTTCAGAATCATCTGGAAGCCCTGATTCACATACTGGTGAATGGCCTCCAGTTCATTCTTGAAGGTACGGAAGGTACTCGGGCGAGCCAAGCAGACGTAGTCGTCGTTGACATACGGAGGAATGTTGCGCTCCTTCATGGTGTCGACGATGGCTTTAACGTGGTCCTTGCTCAGGGCTACCGCGTTGGTGGCAGTAGCGGTACCGTTGGTGGTCAGCACGACAGAGTCGGTAGCCGTACCAGCGGTGGGGGCAACGCGCAGGGGAGTAGCGTTGAACTGAGCGTGAGCCGCGATGTCGAAGGCCTTCTTCGCATCGTTCTTCAGGACCTTGTGGATAACCACCTTGACCGGGTGCTCTGACAGGTCGTCCAGCTTGCCGGTATACGGTACGGAGTTACCGTACTCGGTGATGGTCATCGTTCCCTGAGTGATGACGAAGTTGGTTTCAGGCATCGTGCTGGTCTCAACCAGAGTCGTACCCTGAGTCGCCACATCACTGTAAACGTTCCAGTGGAATGTGTCGCCCTTGCCCTTGCCTTGGGCAGCTGCGTCTTCGACGTCAGCAAACTGGCGGAATTTTACGAGGGGCTGGACAGCATAACGCAGCTCTTTTGACAGCTTATCGCTGTACATGTAGCCACCCAAGCTATCCGTCACCCATAGTTGGCCTGCCATGATTGCAGTCTCCTATGTTTAGGTTCGGAATTGACGGTTGGCTCCGCGAGATGCCGCCATAGCCGCGATAGTATCGCTGACTGACTGTGGCTTCTCCTCTTGGAGACCTGTATCAGAAACAGTACCGGCATCTTCGACGGTATCGAGCTTTTGCTTCTTGGCTTCGCGCTCCTGACGTGTGGTCTCACCATCCTTTTTTGGGGTAGGTGCTAAACCCTTATCCTTCATCCATTCCCGGACGCGGTTTCCTGCATTGGTGAATGCTTCCTTATACGAGCCTGTTACATCCAGTTCCTCGGTAAGGAAATCATCCGCCATGTGAGCAAGATGAGGGTCTTTCCATACATCTTCATATTCTTCCCTGAACTTATCTCGCGCTTCTTCCCAAAGCAATTCATCTCGGACCATCTTGGCCACTGTCTCTTCATCGACCGCCTTGGTTTGGGTGGCACCTTCTTCTTGCGCCTGCTGTACAGGTGCTGTGCGCCCGGTTGCAAGCAGCTCGGTCAACGCTGCCTGAGCCTCTTCCTCGTTGCCCCCGTAGAAGGCATTGAGGAACTTCTTCACATCGTCCTCAAGGGATAGATGTTCGCCGCCTTTGTCGTCAATGACGACCGGGTCGGCTGGTTTCTTTGCCCGCTTCTCAAGCTCCTCTTCCCGGCGTTTGAGTTCTTCTTCTCGCTGGTCGAGTTCCTTGGCGCGGAGGGAGGCTTTCTCCAGACGCTTCGAGGCTGTTGCGTCCTTCTGATAACCTCGCTTCATTTGGTCGGCGGTAAGAACCTGTTCTTCGCCATCGATTTTAACCTTGAAGCGATACTTCTTTTCCGCCTCTTGGTCAATATCAATATAGTCCATTATATCATCAATTTCTTTTTCCTTGGGAGTGGGAGCCTCTTCCTTCTCTTTCGCCTTGAGCTCATCGTCACTCACTTCACCTTCACCGTCCTTTGTTTTCTCACCTTCCTTGTCTTTCAGTTTGTCATCCTCCTCGCCAGTGAGGGGTGGGTCCTCAACAATCGGGTCCTCACTGATAATGTCTTCTGGTTTCAGGCCAAGGTTCTCGGCCATGTCATTGACGCGCCCATGAGAGATGGAATTCATTGCATCCATACGTGATGGTTTCGCGCCCCTTGGGGTGGCTTCGTTATTCATTGCTCTCGTCCTCTTCTGACTCTGCACTTAGCATTAGCGTTTCGGTGTTTTTTCCGTCCGTGACGATGTCGAGTATCCAACCCTCCAACGACTCGGCCCGAGCTATAACGCTCTGAAGTTCAAGAATGCGTGCTTCATACGCATCAGAGTCAGGGAATGCCGACCTCTTGATGACCTTCAGTTCGTTCATGGAGTCGATGGCTTCCTCTTGAGCCCTCGCCATGATCGCCTCGCCTAATTTGCTATTGAGGAAGACCTCAGCATCCATGCCTATGCCGATGGTTTGAATCATCTCTATCCGTGTTTTGTCGTCGCTCATTAGTCAGCCCTTTGAGTTTCAATGCCTTGATAAGCCCCTTGGTCACCTTCAGCTGGCACCGGGGGTAAATACGGCGTGGTATTCTGACGCTGGTCCTCCAGCGCAAGGTTGGAAATAGGCCTATCAGGTGCCTGTAACGCCGCATCCTCAGTCACGCTCGGGTTGGCGTTACGAAGGATCTGGTCACCGATAGGCGTAACCTCCGGTATCGAGGCAACAACCTGTCCGCCCTGCATGGCCGCATACTGGGCCTCGACGCCAACCTTGACGGTGTTGGCCCGGATGTTGTCCACCTTGGCGAGGATCTCCTCGACCTTCGCATCGGTAAGCTCCTGCGGTTCCTTGAGCTCCAGTTGATGCTTGAGTTCATCGATGATGGACATAAGCTGGGCAACCTGCGGGTCGTCCTCCTGTCCAAACATGAAGAAGCGGTCGCCATTCTTGTAACCAAGCTTGCCGAACAGCTCCTTGATGACCTCCTCCGGGTTAAGTTTCATGATGACGTCATCGCCCAGCATCTCGCGGATCGCCTTCATGCCGTAGATAAACCGCTCGGCCTGCAGCTGCGGGTTGGTCGCACCGATGCCCACGTTCACTGTGAGCACGAGGTTCTGCATCAGCATCTCATCGGTGATGTCATAGACACCGTAACGCTCCGGGAGCCCGGCCTTTACTCCGGCCAGTGCAAGGATGACCTCATCAGACTCATAGACCTGCTCCAGCTTCATCAGCTGCCGGAGAACAGGCTCAACCCACGTCTCAACAAAGGTGCGCAGCTGGTACTCGGAGACTTGGTTCGCGGAATTGGAGAGCAGCTCCATGCCGCCCACGGTCTCATTGAGGTTGCGGTTCGACTGCACCGAGGCACCGCTCATGTGGCCCATGAGTTCATCGAACTCTACCTTCAGCCGGTCCTGTTCCTGATAGCTTGAGGATGTAACGTCCTTTGTCTCGTGTACCTTCACGTCCTTGTCGGGGTCATTCATGAGGGTGACGGAGCCGGTGATGTTCCTGACCAAGGAGCGAATGTCCACCTGCTTGCCGCGTGCCGCGAAGTAGCGCTTGTTCAGGGCGAATTTCACGTTGTCGATGCGGTTGTTGGTGACCTCGTTAATCTCCTGTTGCAGGTCCTTGCCGAGTCTGTTGGGGGAACTGGGGTAGTTGCGGTGTGCCTCAATGACAGCGATACCCATTACCACCGGGATCTCTTTCTGTGCGTGTGTATCGCTCACCGGCTTTGGGTTGGTGAGGCGATGCTCGGTGCCGAGGGTGAAGAAGGTGTACACATCATCATCGATGTCCATGAAGTATTCGTACACCCAGACGATGCTGAACTCATTGATGGCGCTGGTGGCGTCGAGTGAGTCGGTGCGCTGCTGTTCACGCGTCTGCCTGACTGAGTCATTGCTCTGCTTCATCGCTGAGACCATCTGAGAGCGCTCAAGAGGCGTCCACTTGGGTTCACCGGTAGGTGAGTCTTGCTTCATGCGCTTCTCGACGTCCTTCACGTACATGGGGTGCATGACGATGACGTATGGTGATGTACCTATCGGGTCGTACCACTTGGCACTCGGTGCGATGCGTACATTCTCCACGGGAAGGAGCTCAATCCATGGTGTATCCATGCCGCGCTTCTTGTCGTATTTCCAGCTCTGGTATGAGCAGACCACGCCAACACTCATTGCCTCCTGATATGCACCGATACAAATCATGAACCATGGAATGGTCTTGGTCAGGCGGTACTGTAGCAGCTGCTGATTGAGGTCAGCCGACATCATCTGCAGCGGGTCGTTGTCATCATGAGGCTCAACGCTCACAGCCTCCTGAGTAGAGAAGAAGGCCGCAGCAGCCACTGCCTCATCCTTGCGGATGGCTGATCGTGTTGCGGGTCTGAATAGCTTCGAGCGTGCCTTGTATCCGGGGTTCAGGTACTTCGACCCGGCTGGGTGCCTGCTTTGAAACCGGCGAATGTCATCCTCGATCTGCTTGCGGATGCTGGAGTCGAAGTAGTCCGTCGACTCGCTGTAGGCATTACGCGCACGATTGAGCCACTTGTCTGTAGTGTCGTCTGCCATCACCCTTTATCTCCGATAATGTTACCGGTGAAGTTGGTTGGAAGTGACAGATACTCATCGACATTGAACTTGCCGCGTGACAGCTTGTATCGTTCGAGCAACTCACCCCCAGCCAGCAATACGCGCCGCTTGAGCTCTTTGTGTGAAACGACATCACGCAGCTTGAGGATGAAGCCCCAGTTACCTGAAAGGCGCAGGTTCCTCACTGTAGCGATACCTTGATCACTTTCCACTGTGACACCCCAGAGATGATCCGGGTAATGTTTGTATAGCAGCTCTGCCATTTGCTTTGCCTGAGCAACGTCGAGCGCCACAACGTTCGGGTCTCCTGTTAATTCAATCATCGCTCAGTCCTCATAGTTATCGGGTTCGGTGTTATCGGCGAGGATATTTGCCCGCTGCTCCGGCGTCATCCACTTGTACTCGTTAAAAGAGTAATACTGTCGGACTGACTCAGGCAGTTCGAGATACTCCCTGTAGAACAGGCTGTCCTCTTCATCACTCATTGGAATACGGGTCATCTTTATCCTTGAATTTTCGACCGTTGGACCACTCGTACACGGTCTTATCTTCAGGCTCCTTGTCTGCTGCCTTGCACTCGTCATTCCAAGTGCGGGTTGATGTCGTTACTGTTTGGTCAGCCATAGCGATCTCCTACTCATCAGAATGGTCCCGCTCTGCGCACCTTCTCGTAGCTCCAAGCAAGCCGTGGGCGCATTGAGATGCCGGTGCATGCTTCCTTCACACCCTCTGGCAATGGGCTGTTATAAGCCCGCAAGTTGTCCACAATATTGTTCGCCTGCTCGTATGTGAGACCTGTGATAATAGAGTCGTTACCGCTGGGCAACGCTTCCTTCAGTACCACATCCCAACACACCACGACCCCCCTGATAAGGATGGCTATGCCACTAATCGAGATGGCCATGACGATGGCGGCAAGGCCCATCACAATGATTCCGAATATGGACAGGAAGAACTCAATCACCACTCTACCCTCTCGAATTTATTGAAGAACTCCTTTGCTTCTCTAACAAACGTCTGCGCTCCATACTCATGCTCTACATCGTGATAAATCACAACCTCAGTGCCGTCGCGACTATTAGTGCAGTCGGTTCCCATGGCTACTATCTGATATGTCCTCCCTGTTTTTTTGTTGCGGTACAGCGTTCCGAATATGGACAGGAAGAGCACATCAGTCATCACTGCTTCTCCTTCTTGTCCTTCTTCTTCCCTGTCATCTCCCGCTTGATTTCCTCGCCAATGGGGTCGGTCACGTGCTCTTTGAAGAACCCGCGCACGCCGTCAACGAACTTACCAGCGGGTGAGCGCTGGTCATGTCGCCTGTGTTCCTCGGGCATTTTCTTGTCGTCAGCCATCTTCCTTCTCCTTTGGTTACGAACCTACTGCCTCGCCATCATCCGCCCAGACAAACTCCGCTACCGGGAAGTGACGACCACAATGCACGCAGAATGTCCCGCCGTAGAACTTCGGGTCTCTGGCGTACGTTTCAGCGATGGCACGAGACATGGTAGTCACTCCATCGCAACCTGACTCAAGCTGCTCCTTGGTCCAGAACGTACCGGTTACAGGCAGCATCTCATCCGGGTAACGCTCGAACAGCACGTACCCGAACCGGTCATACTGCTCATGCTCCTCCGGGGTGAGTTCACGAGTCGGGTACTTTG